CGAAAAGAATTACAATCGGTTCGGGAGATGAGTCAAAGACAGGATGGGAGGTTGAATACCTGCTGAATGGTGCTATCGGTGTCAATGACATTGTTGAACTGAGAAGCAAGACCGCAAGCGGGTATTTTTTGGTTTATAAAGTTACGATGGACGGCGACAATATGGGCGGAGATTGGCTCTGCACAGCACAGTTGCTGAAAATTGCTGAGAAGCCGAAGATGGACAAGAAAGCAGAGTCCGGAAGCTCCAAGAAGAAGTCATCCGGAAGCGGAATTTCATCGGGAGGCACAATCAAGAAAGGCGATAAGGTCAAGGTCATCAGAACAGTCAAGTCGGGTAGTAGAACGAAAGGGTATCAATACTCCGGAGGAATGTTTACCTGCTATTATTCGGTTTACGATGTTATACAGGTCAAAGGAGACCGTGTTGTAATCGGCATTGGTTCGACAGTGACTGCGGCAGTAAAGATGGCAGACCTCGCCAAAGTATAGGAGGCATTATGTTACAGGAAGTCACAGCAGAAATCGAAAAGACTGCAAAAGCGGTCGTGAACGAAATCCATACCGCATTGCCGGGAGAGATTGTTTCTTTCGATGGAGCGACTGCAACGGTTAAGCCTATCGGACAATATGTAACATCAGATGGAGTCTCACTAAGTTATCCCACGATAACCGAGGCTCCTGTTTGTTTTCCATACTGCCAAAGTGCAGGCGTTGGAATTGCATTTCCGGTCAAGAAAGGCGACAGTTGCATCATCATCATTTCGGAGGTGGAACTGGACGCTTGGAGAAGCGGTGCCGCTTCGGAAGGCTCACTCAGATTTGACCTCACAAGTGCTATGGTAATACCCGGTCTGCTCGATGGAGGCAGCGATGCCGCAGTTAGAGCGACAAAGCAAAATGCTGTCATTGTGACAGGCGGAGACACAGAGGTTATAGTATCCGGAAACGGATGTGAAATCAATGCAGGCTCCACGATATTTAAGGTGTCGGACTCCGGAGTGAATATTGAAGGAAATGTCACGGTGGTAGGAGATGTAAAAGTTGGCTCGGTATCGTTCAAGAACCATACTCATACCGACAGCATCGGAGGTAAGACCCAAAAACCCGAATAACCATACGCACAAAGCCTTGACAGCCACAGGAAGCGTTTTATTTGAGTAAGACAAAATTCTCCATTAGAAAGGCTCAAGGGCAGAAATAAGCAAATAAGAAAGTCCATACAAGAGGAGGTGCTTTATGGATATTTTACTATCCGCAGACGGAGACCTATACCTCACAGAAACAGGAGACATCTCCCTTGTCGAGTCGGTTGCTCAGAAAATTAAGATAAGACTCAGATGGTGGCTCGGAGAGTGGAGATGGGATGAAGAGGAGGGTATGCCGTACAGGGATGAACTTTTCGTCAAAAATCCGGACACAG